GTCACGGATAACCATGTTCTTCCAGACGGAGTGTACACCATGATTGTCACGCGCGAAGCACACAATCCTGGGCTGACCACGAATGTCACGCGCATTTTCGATTCCGCATCAGCTCTGCGCGTTCCAGAAAAGGAGCTAGTGTTCTTCCAACTATTAGACTCCTTTGACTGTCCTGATTTGTCAGATCTCTTTCCGATTGATAATGTTAGGACGGTGTGTCGCGGCACTGTCGTGAATCGAGGTAGGGATGGTCTCGTGGATAACTTGTCTGTTGCGCGTGCTGTGTACACTGAGAAGGTGGATCTTCCTGGACTCAAGCATGTGCTCGATGTCTGGAAGTACCAGCTCCCCGTTCCGTCTTTCACAGGACTTTGCGGTTCTCCGCTCGTTCTCAACACGCCATCAGGTCCAGTCGTGGCCGGATTGCATGTTGCAGGCATTACGGGCAAGGCTGACGGTATGGCCACGTGTATCCGCAAGGCAGACGTTGAAAACGCCAAGAAGTTCTTTCTACCAATTTTCTCACCCTCTCCGCCATTGTTGCAGAGTAAGGATAAGAATGTGGGACTCATTGCGCTGCACCCTAAATCTGTTTTCCGGTACATCGGACATGGTGTCGGGAGGGTGTATGGTCAGAGCACTTTGCCCCGTGCACAGCCCAAGTCGAGCGTTGGTCCTACCTTGATGCGCGCGGCCGCTGTTAAACGCGGTTACCAGGTCAACACTGGTGCTCCCGTGATGAAGGGTCGCCGCGTTTGGCGTAACAATCTCCTTCCTGTCATAGAGCAGACCCACTTGTTCAAGGATTCAATTTTGCGAAAATGTGCGGATGCTTATGTTGGAGAAGTTATGTCCCATTTACCTGATGAGTACAAGGCTGAGTTGAAGGCCCCGCTTGACCTCGCATCTGCCATCAATGGTATCCCAGGCCGAAAGTTCATTGACAGCATCAACCGCTCGTCCAGTGCTGGCTTCCCCTGGATGCGCACCAAGAAGGCTGTTACGGAGAAATTACCGGCCTACGATTGTTGGCAGGAACCCCTTGACGTCAATGATGAGGTTAAAGAACGCATGGAAGTGCTTTTTGAGCGATACGACAACAACGAGCTGTTTTCGCCCATCTTCATTGCACACATCAAAGATGAAGCTCTCCCTTTCAGAAAGATTGTGTCGGAAAGATCGCGAATCATGAACGGAGGACCATTGGATTTCTGTCTCGCTGAGAGGATGTATTTTCTTCCGATTGTCCGCGTGATTCAGAAGAATCCGTTCCTGTTTGAGTCGATGCCCGGAGTGGTGGCGCAGAGCAACCAATGGGATGATTTGTACAAGCACCTCACAAAATTTGGAGAGGATCGCATGGTGGCTGGAGATTACGGTAAGTTCGATAAGAAGATGGGTGCGGCCTTGATTGTGCACGCATTCTATATCCTGATCTCCATCTGCGAGAAGTGTGGCATGTCCTCCCAGGATGTGAACCGCATGTGGGGCTTCGCGTATGACACGTCGTGCTCGTGGTGTCTCTTCTCCGGTGATCTGGTTCAGTTCATGGGAAGTAATCCTTCGGGCCATCCATTGACTGTCATCATCAACTGCCTTGTCAACTGCTTGTATGTGCGTTACTGCTATCATGAGCTTAACCCAGAAAAGGAAGTTGATTCTTTCCGTTCTAATGTGGTCCTCGCAACATACGGCGACGACAACATTTTCGGGTCAGCCGTTGATTGGTTCAACCACACGTCGCTCTCACACATGCTTGAGAAGCACGGGGTGGAATACACCATGGCCGACAAGGAGTCTGAAACAGTGCCCTTCCTTCACA